TTGCTCTGTGCTTGCATTTGATTTCACAGGGTTGCCGCTCTGTAAAAGCAGCCATTATTTCAATGAGAGATAGTGGTTTGAACTGGATTGCCGTCCAGAAGCGAAGTTTGAAGGATGAGGTCTTACAGGGACTCGCCCAAGCCAAGCTGGAAATAAGAACCGAAGTTAAGGATGTTGTCAATGAAGTAAAGGCGCAAGTGAGTGCCTCCATTGGTCAAGTTAAGGATGAAATCAAACAAACGAAAGATTCTGCGGTAGAAAAAGTGCAAGATGGCTTTGAAATGGCCAATTTTCTTGTGAAAGCTGCGGGAATGTTGTTACTGGTGCGTAAATTGTATGGTCTTTGGAAAGCTTCAAATAAGAAGAAACCCGAGGGCCGTGCTAAGGCACTGGCTGCTTTTGATGTTGTTATGGTTTTATTTTCTGTCCTCGCTTTGGGTTGTGATGGTGGTTTGTTCAAAATTATGGACTTATACAGACATCTCATGTCATGGATTTCTTTGATGAAGACATGGCTTTTGGGAAGTTCTTGGTTGTTAAGTTGGGTCGGTATGGATGTTTGTGGTGTGAAAGAGGCAAAGAAGGTTTCAAATCTTCTTAGCAAAGCTGAACGTGAATTGTTTCAGTCCACTCCTGATAAAAAGGAACATCAAACCGATTCTGATTCTGATTCTGATGAGTCAGAGTCTGAGGATGAAGATGAAAATCCCCCTCGACCGGGTATTGGTTGGAAATCTGCGAGTAATCGTTTTGCCAATTTGTCTGTTTCAGATGATGAGAAAGAAGAGAAAGAGAAAATTCCCGAGGGGTTTTCCGATACTTTTCTCAAGCAGTTCAAGGACAATTATGAGGCTAAGCACTTAAATGTGGAAATGCCTATTGCCCAACCTGCTTCTGCTGAACAAGTGGAGGCTAATGGTAAAGCTTGGAAAAGTTTGCGTGATTTGTGGTCAAAAGCCGAGTCATCGTGTGGGAAATTTGGAAAGGAATCTAAGCGTGTTGTTATTGAACTTCGTGAAAAATCGAAAGGTTCTGATAAGTACGTTATTCTCGCTCTCATTTGTATCTTTTTGATGATAGCTGCCCATTATTGGTTTAAGCCCACCCAAAGTAAGACTTCTAAGAAGCGTGAGGGTAAGGGAAAGACTAAGAAGGGTAGAGGTTCCAATAAAGTTGGTTCCCATAAAACCAAAAAGAATAAGTTTTGGAAATCGGTGTATTGCCAAGGGTTTGGAAAGATCCGTGATGCATCAGCACTCGAAGTTGTTGAACTTGGTACGGGGAAGAAAACCTCTATCGCTGCTGGTCATAAGCATAAGCGATTGGAACAAATTGAGGAGTTAATTCGAAATGCTCCCACCAAATACAAAATTAGAGTGGATGGTCAAGACTCTGAGGTTCGATTGAAAAATGATGATTTTGTCATGTCGAACGGCAAGTCCAAGAAGACCCGTGAGGGTCTTTCAAAAGGGTTTGAAAAGGCCCCTGAGAAGAAAAAGGGCGTGTCCATTTTTGATCAGAAATGTCAAGGCTGTCAAAAGAAATTGGGTGAATGCAGTTGTAAAACACCAGAATGGCAATTGGTTGGAAGTCAGGTCAAATTCGATCGCCAAGATGGTTGTTTGCATAATCCGGTTTCATGTCCCCTCGTTAAAACAAAGAAAGGGGTTCCAAAAATTAATGCTGGACAATGTTGTGGTGTTAAGTGTGGTGGCCATCACTGCACTCACTGGGCTCAATGCCTAGGCGCCGATTCCGATCTCATGTCAGTTGAAGAGAAGGAAGAAGTTGTTTCAGCTTTTGATTACGCGGTTCGTAATGTTGATGAAGAAGATAAAAGAGTTCAATCCTCGTTTAAAAAAGAGGGTTTGAAGTCCGTTATGAAGAAGCAAAAGAACAAGGCTCAAAATGGTTCGGAGATTGCCCGTGAAAAGGTAAAGGAGGAAAAAGTTTCTTTCTCCGCCGCTGTTAAAGCGGGTTTGGTTAATACCAAGACACCAGAGTCTTTGTTGGGACGTAAGCAAATTCAGTCTACAATCCCTGCTCATTCGTCTATGAAAGTTTTGTATGGGGCGGACAATAAGCCCATGTTGAATGCAACTTTTATGGCAAATCAACTTGTCACAGTTGATCATGATGTTCTCTCATCAAAACGTGTTTTCATAAAACATGATGGAAAAGAGTATGACCTTGATCTCAATGCCGTGAAGGTAATAACTGAATATGATCAGGGGAATCTTTTGGCTTTCCCGATTCCGAAAGGAATTACAGGAATCAAAATGCTTAAAGGCAGAGTTCCTAAGAAGGGGGAGTTTCTTATGATGCCGGCACTTCAACCGGAGAATCTCATTGGAACAGGAAAATATGCTTGCAAAGATGAGCATACTGTTCCATCAAAGAATGGTGACTGTGGGTCCCCTTTGATTGGAGAGATTGACGGAAGAGTTGTTGGAATTCATCGCGCTGGAGGGAGCTCAGAAAATGGGTTCTTTGAGTGGACTACTGAGAGTCTGACCACTTTGTGTGGCCCGGATTTTCAGTAAGCCCCTCGGATGTCCGGTCTGTGGAAGTCAATAAGACTTTACTTTTATATCCAAAAGATATTTATTCACAGGCCTTGGATCCGAGGGGCTCATCAGGCCGCGCTCGACGTTTCCTTGAGAATGCTAGGGAAATGAGAGTTGTCGGAAAAGTGAAGCGCTTTGCAAAAGATAAAGTGCGTAACTCTGATGATCCTTTCTTCGCCGAATTTGTTCGTAGCAAATTTGGTGCTTCACCGTCGAAGATTTTTACGAAATATGGTCTTGCTCAACCAAATCTTGAGGCTGGTTATCAATCGTTGATTAAGTATGATAAACCTCAACCCACTCTTCAAGGAGATTTGTGGGCCTTAGCAGGGACTTGGGCTGAGAAGCACTTTATGTGCATGGCCAATTCAGAAGTATGGGAAGATTATGATTATGTCAAATCTGAGTTAGATATGAAAGCTAGCTCTGGCTTCCCCTGGAATGTTGATGAGAACTGTCGGTCAAAAGGTGAGTTTTATGCCCGCCCCGATGCGGAAGAGTTCATTGAGAATTATTTTGAGCGTCTTGCTCAACCGTATTGCCCACCAGTATTCTGGACTAACAATGTTAAAGAAGAAATTCGCAGTGCTGAAAAGATGGCACAAAATAAATTGCGAACTTTTGTTGGTTCTCCTATTGAACATGTTCATGCGTGTACGCAAATGTTTGGAGATATGAATGAAAAATATTACTCCACCGCAAACATGGGACATCATTGGTCTTTTGTAGGCTCCACGAAATTTTATCGGGGCTGGACCAAATTGTTTAAGCGATTAAGCAAACATCCTAATGCTTTTGAACTTGATGAATCGGAATTCGATTCCTCATTATTTCGAGAAGCAATGTATGGTATGGCTGAGCTACGTTTTCGAATGCTCGCGCCAGAATTTCAAACGGAGGAAAACCGGAATCGAATCTGGAACCTCTATGTCGAAATTGTTGATTCCGTGATTATTACTCAGGATGGGGATGTAGTCACGAAGAATACTGGAAATCCGTCTGGTTCAGCAAATACAATTGTTGACAATACCATTATTTTGTTTCGCCTCCTTGCTTATGCGTGGTTGGTGCTCTGTCGGGAGCATGGCCGTGAGGGTCTTGATGACACTTACACCTCTTTCATGGAAAATGTAGAGGCCGCTTTGAATGGAGATGATAATACCTGGACATGCAGTGATTATGTCGTCGGATGGTACAATGCTCTGAATATTTCAAAAATTTGGAGTGCTATAGGTGTCACAACAAAGAGTGATGTCTGGGCGCCGCGTAAATTAATTGAATGCTCATTTTTGTCTCATAGTTTTAGACAAGTGGGTGCGGATTTTGTACCAATTCCAGAGGGTGAGAAAGTTTTATGCAGTATGGCTTATCATTTAAAGTCTGCCACTCCCCGCTGGAGCCTTTTACGTGCTTGTGCACTTCGTATTGAATCTTTTTGGGATGATCAATGCCGTGAGGTGTTGAGTCAATATATCCAATGGCTGTGTAAGGAGTATTCAACAGAGCTCCATGCAGATAAAGATCCGAAGGACAAGTTGGACATGTTTACTTTTCAAGAGGTTTATTCTGTCTATAAAACTGATTCTGAGATTAAAATGTTGTATTTGTCTGAAGAGGGAAGTTATGACGGCCTGGTCGACACAGGTAAGGATAATTGGTTCGGTGTCTATCAAAGTGCCGAGGCAGTTTACGCCGCATAAAATTCTAAATGACGAAAACTAAGTCTCAGAAACAACGTGCAAAGGCACGACGTGCTGTTGGTGGCAAGCCAACCGGAGGAGCTCGTAAGCCCCGTGGATCACAACCACGTAGACAAAGACAAGTGGCCTTTATTGGCCCCCGTCTCAGTAAAGCTGCCCGAAGAGGCCGCGCACAGCGTCGAGCTGTGACTGGACGGAAAATGGGAGGAGGTGATTTTATTGCCTCCAGTGCGGGTGATGGTATAAATCGAACCTTAAAAATGCACAATGACTCTGTTATCCGTGAGCGATTTAATCGCCGGATGGAGAAGGTTACAGACATTACGATTGCAACTCAGTCGTTTGCTGTGAACCAAGCTCTTTACCTGAATCCAGGTAATTCAGTGTTGTTCCCAATCTTCTCTCAAATTGCTGCTGTTTATGAGCAGTGGAAGTGTCATTTTTTAAAGTTTCACTTTGTCACTCAAGCATATACTGCTAGTGGCAGCAACGTTGCAGCTGGTAAGATTATCATGGCTACTAACTATGATCCTAGCGATAGTCAGTTCGCTGGGTCCACCCAGATGGAGAATTATACCAACTCTGATAAGGATGCACCGTTTTGCTCCTTTTCGCATGATGTCATGAACCAAGATCATGACAATGCCGTTGATCCTCTCAAGACGTACTTTGTCAATCCAAGTGCGAATGCTGCTGCTCCCACGAGTGACTCAACATCCAAGTTCTTTGATCTTGGATTGTTTCAGTTGGCGTCTTCAGGATTGCCGACTGCCAGCTCCACTGAGTATGGTGAATTGTACGTTGAGTACGAATTTGAAATGATTCGTGTGAAGCAGCAAACACCGTTGGGACAAAGTCTCATCGCGGCACATTATTCTTTTGTGCCCACAAATACTTCTGCTTTTGCGGGTTCCGCTCAAAAGAGTGGATCAAATATGGCACTGACGTTTGCAAATACGTCGGTTGCCATTCCCGTTGTTGGGAGGTTTTTGTGCACCTATTTCGCCAATGCGGCCACTTCGTTTACTCGTGGTGGTGCCCCTGTGGCAAGTACTAATGCGACTTTGGTCGCTGCTTGGGCTTATGGCAACGATGATGCTGTCTCAGGCAATGGTACTACGAACATTGGTGAATCTTGGGTTGTGGATATCTCAGCCCCAGGTGGCCTTGTCACTTTTGCTGCCCCTACTATCGTGGGAGCGGCGACTGGAGATCTTTGGGTCTCTCAGGTTCCTTCTGGTCTTTCAATGGATGAGAAGAAAGAAGAGAAAGAAGAAATCCTCACTCTGAAGAATCAAGTTAAAGAACTTGGCGCAATGATGCGCGCGCTGTTGGTGCGCATTCCAGATGATGAGGAAAAGGAATTGGAAATCTTACCCAATCCACGATCTAGCCGCGGCAACGGTGAAGTTGTGGAAAGGGGGAGAGGACCGATTCGGGATAGCTCTGGTCAGGTGACTCCTCTCACTACGCCAAGCGATAAGGCGTCCAAGCCAGGATGGTTCTAGTATCAAATAGGCCTACCCTTGCTAATGGAAAATCGCAATTGAATGACTGGGTTTTAGACCCGCTAATCTAGGCGTTTTGTTCTTTTACGTGCTAGAACAAATGGATGTGTTGACGGAAGAGAGGGTGCTTGATTTCGGTATCACGATGTGGACTTCCAGGCGACTGGGTGACATGCTGTAAAGGCTTTCGCGGGTGGGTATTGGGTTTTGTGCTGGGTATTCCCGATAGCAAATGAAAGGCTTCAAGTTCAGGAATGACTCCTCAAATTGAAATCTTCGAAGGTATATAATTGGTTTTCATAGCGCATGAGGTGACTACGGCGGCCACCATACTGAAGTGTCCTAAAGTAAAGTTTAGTAGGGTAACGTCCCCTTGGATAACTGAGTGGTGGTGCGGTGCAGAGTTGTAGTGCTACTAGTTAATTGGTTGTAGAGAATAGGAGAATAGAAGTTTGTAGGTAGGACTGTTAATAAGAAGTTCGGAGTAACTTTGTATCTATTCCATTTGTAGTAAAATAAGACGGTGGTTTTTGGGATCAGGAAATTGGTTTCAAGTGACCGCTTGACCTTTAAGAATGATTCGGTGTTCCATCGGTTGAGGTTTTAGGCATCAGCTTTTGTCC